TTGCCGCCTTGAAGTCTCCACTTAGGTACATCAAATCATCCTTCCCTTTGTTGAACTGTTTTTCTAAATAAGTTCCAAAGGTCTCTTCCATTCCGGTTGGTGAACCAACCAGCTTGAAGATAGGGTGATTTCTTAAGATCGAATGCATTTTCCTTTGAAGGTATTTAAGAACTAACATCTTAAACGGTGGCCCTTTGGTGATGACTCTTATTTTGAGAGCCTCTGCCAGAGCTACCGGTTTCGCTATGTTAGGTTCAGTGCTTGCAATACGCAGACACTCGAACCATACGTCTCGAAACTCCTTAAAGAATTTGTCATAATTTTTGCTATGTTCAATAACAGTGTGGGTTCCTTCGTCGAGTTCATCTATTTCATTCTTGAGATTGTAAATAGTATGTTCTTCTTCGTCGTCGGAATCCTCCAACTCTTCAGCAGTGAAGATTTCTCTCAATTGAGGATCTTCTAGTCGTAGATAGGACCGTGTGTCCTCGATATAGCCTCCCGGCCTTCTCCGTTTAATGAGGGAAGGCTCTTCCAGCAGAGCTCCAACTGAACCAGCATTCTCACGATTGTTGATATAGTTGGCACTGGTGCTGGGGAAGAAAGGTCTCGTCCAGTCCTTCACATCACTCTCCATTCTTTCGTCTATAGACAAAGAGAGATAGTGGTCTTGACAGGGCTGGAAGATTTCATTGACAGTTCTAATGATCTGTTTCTGGAATTCTTCCTTCGAGATTAACAACTTTCTTCCGTCCCCATTTGGGATCAGGGTTTTTGGCTCGGGGCCTTGCTTTTTTGTCATAGTTTCAAAGAACTCCTTCTCCTTTTCCTCTAGATCCCTCTTTGAGGGTCTAACCATACCCTTTTTGGATTGGTTAATGCTAGTTAGGAATGAGAATTTTAGGACTTCTTCTTTGATTGAGTTGATCATTCCAGGCTTATTCCTCACCATTAGGTGACAGAATCTTCCTGCAGATCCTCCTATGATGTGGCGTGGGTTGTCTGAGATCGAAAAAGGCTTCTTTGGAAGCTCCTGTTTCGTCCAGAACGAGAAGAATGCGGCTATCTTGTATTTGAGAACCGCCATCCAATTCCCTCCCGCACTTTCCACCATTGCAAGGTAATAAGGAATCGTTTTCCTTATTTCATCTCCGTTTTGATTTTTACGGTAACCGTAAATGATCAAAATATCAAGGATACACTTGAGACTTGATCCGATGATCGTCTCGACAGTTAAACTTTTTGGCTTTACAAAGGATTTCCTTTGTGGAGCTTGCTTGCTACCAGGGGCGAGTATCAACTCGCGTTTCTCTGACTCTTTTGTCATTG